GAACCAGATACATTGTAAGTATCTTTAATGATAATTGGCTTGTTGTCAAAGATGAAGTCATTAGATTCTAGTGAACCTACCATACCTGCTGTTCCTTTTTTAAATTCTGAACCGTAAATAAATACTGTAACGTCTGCGTTACCAACTCCAGTACCTGCAGTTACTAATCCACCCTGCTCGTAAAAGTCAGCTGTGAACTGTCCTCTACCACCAGCGGCGTTATTAACTGCACTAACAACAGCTTTGTTTAAACCTGAACCATCATTTTGAACAACCACAATTGTTTGTCCTACTCTGATAACTTGTTCAGCTGCTGCTGGGTCTAACGCATCGTTTACCTGAAATGTAGCTTGGTCTGCATTTACTAATGCACCTGAACCTACTTGCGTATATTTCGTGTGTAACCTACCTTGTTCAGCCCATTTGATAAGGTCTGAGTTTGTAGGCATCTCCGCTCCTACCATTCTTAAGAATGAAGAAATCGTTCTATTACCATATCTTTCAAATTCTTTTTCATACGTATCTGGTAGATACTGATTTAAGAAATCAAAGTTGATAATATAGTTTTGGGCTGTTGGAGTTCTTTCTGAACTCGGAGTCAACGCGAATGTTGGCGTTGCTTTTACTTGTCCTGCCATTTTATATTATTTTAAATTATTATTACGTTTTTTTTATACTCTTAATTCGCAGTCCTTTGCTCGAAGGCTGAGAAACTGCTTTCACTTGAAAACCTGACTTGACAGAAACCTCTGGTGCACTACGCTCAGTCATATTGACATTTTTTGTTTTACGCATTACATCATCAGTAGCCTGTGATTTACCTTGTTCATAAAAGAACTGAGCAAACTTCTCAGGATTCATTGCAATAGCTAAAGATTTATGGTATCCTTCTGCATCTTTGATAAAGCCATTAGAATCCAAATATTTATTTACAAAATTAAGTGGAGTCTCTTGAGCTTTTCTAAGTTCAGAAGCACTACCTGGTGAATACACTATCTCATTTTCTCCTATATTGAATTTAAAACCTTTAAATTCAGAGCTGAATACCTCGTCGCTTTTTTTAACAAACCATTCTCTTTTCTGAGTAGCATCATTCTGTTGAGCTTTAGCTGACTCTAAGTATTGCCTATACTCTATAAGTTCTTCATTGTTAGCAGTGGCAGAACTTTCCCTTGACTCAAGAGGCTGTTTGTATTGTTCCTGCTGTTGTTTTAAAAACCTTTTAGCTTTAGCAATCTCTTTTTTCTTTGCTAGTTTTATTTTTTTAATTTCGGTTGGTTCATGAACTTCTTCGTCATAAACAAAATCTTCCATTAACATATCTATATCTTCTGAATCTAAACCTTCTTCTGTTATAGAATAATATTCACGTAGCAAAGCATCTGGACTTAAATCACTGTAATCTCTTTGCAATTTTGCAAAGTCATTAAAACCACGTCCAGTTTCTTTTTTATACTTTAGGTAAGCAGCAACGTCTTCAGGAAGCGGTTCGCTTTCTTCACGTTCACTAACCAACTCATCAATTGAATTGATTTCCTTACCATATCTTTTTCCAATATATGAAAGAACTTCTTCTTCTTTTAATTCAGGGGGAGTTTCTAGTTGAGGTGGTTGCTCTTCTACAACTTCCTCTACAGGTTTTTCCTCCTGTACTTCTTCTGTTACTTCTTTTACCTCAGCTTCCTGCTCCGGTTGCTCTTCAACCTTTACTTCTGCTGTTTCGACTTGCTCAGTATCAGACTGAGTTTGCTCCTCATGCTTATCAAGGAGTTCTTGTTCTATTTGTTGAGACGACTTTTCTTCAGCCGACACTTCTCTTACTTTGATATCCATTTGATTTAATTTAATTTAGTTGCAAAGTTACGCAAAATTTAAACACATTATCTTGGTTCAAACTCAGCTAAATCAAATCCATCTAAGGTGTCTTCGTTAGACTCAAAATTCTTAGGTGGTAAATTATTTTTACGCTGATTAATTAATTCAGACTGTTGTGTATTTTGCTGACTTATTCTATCACTTTTAGCTTTCTCTTTTTCATCTTCTCTATTAGTTATCTGCTGCTGCGTCATTCCTTGAAGCTGTAAATTATAATTGAACTCTTGTTGCATTAGCTGAGCTTTTAGTTGTGCTTCTGCTTTTTGTTTCTCTATTTCGAAAGCAACATCTGCTTGTCTGTACTTCATTTTAGCCTGCGTTTCCATTTCAATTTTTTGCATAGCAGTTTGTGCAGCCATTTGTTGAGACTGTAATTGTTGCTGTGAAACCATAGCTTGCTTTTGCATTTCTCTTTTCTCGTCAGCTTCTTGTTTAGCTTTTCGTTTTACTTTAAGTAATTGATTTGCAAGTTTTAGGTTTTTAATCTCACGTATATCAATAGCATCTTCAAGGTTGATGTCACCTTTTGATAATGCCATTTGAATATTTTGCTCAAGCATAGCTTTCTGTTCTTCATCTGGAGACAACTCGATAAAGACTCCAAAGTCATATATATATAAATCAGATATCTCTCCAAGTATACTAACATTATATTTTCCTATTTTATTAATAAAGTCTTCTTTAAAATCAGAGTATTCTAAAATATCCGCTACCCTGTAAGTTAGCGCTTCTGCCAACGTTCTATATATGTAAAGACTTCCATCTAATATATGACGAGTAGCGGTATTAGAACTTAATGCTGCAAGCTTCTGAACACCTACTAAAGCGTCAGAGTTTGCTATTGTACCGTCTCTCGCTTCATTTAAGCCTGTTACAGCACGAATCATGTCTAAGTAGTGGTTAAGGTTACCTATAAGCATTTGTGCCTTAGAAGCTCCTGAATTGCTTGTAAGCTGCTGTATAGGAACTTTACCTTGGTTATAATCTCCTTCTTGAGTGTAACTTCTACCAATAACAGAACCTGTTTGGAAATAAAGTCTTAATGCGTCTTCGGGATTATATGCTGCCCCCGTTCCTAAATCAACTTCGTTTAAACCATCTGCGTCAATATATACACCATCCGGTACAGTTCTAGCTATAACTTGTTGTAGTTTCAAATGAGTCATCTGAATTAAATCAGCATAAGGTATCATTCTTCTAACAAGTGACTCTATAACTCCTTTATACATTCTAGGCGCTACTGCTACATAATTAGGTATTGCATGCTGAGATGAAGACTTAGGTCTTACCATATTTTTAGCAAGCTCCCATTTTAAAACTATGTTTGTCCCCATTACCATTACACCATCATACCATACATCAATAGTCTTTTCTACTTTTTCAAAGTTATTCTCCTCCATCATATCTTCTGGTGGATTAAAAGTATCTTCTTTCTCAATCATTTTAATATTACCATTGTCATTAACTTTTTTCTTATAAACCATCTTCTTTGTGGTTTTATAATTAAAGTACATTAATGTACAAGTGTCACGATAAAATATATCGTTCTCGTAAAACTGAGCCACATTAAAATAATCATACCAGCTTTGGCTATACTTTGATATCTTTTCTAAATCATCAGTTGTTAGTGTTGGGTCAATCTTAATTAGTTCAGCGATAGGAACTGTTTTAATTTCACCCCAATAAAAACAATCTTTAAAATGAGGGTCTTCAGTATAACTATAAACCACATTAGCAGGGTCAACATAAGACACCTTTACTCCGCTTCCCTGAAGAAACTCGTGTTTTGCTACAGCCATACCCGTCACCATCATATCGTAATCTAATCGTTTACGAATATCATCATAATGATTCTCGGCAAACATTGTATCAATCGCTTCTTCTTCTGCAATCTCTATGGCTGGTTTGTAATTTAAATTCATATACAGCGATAACTCTTCGTCACTCGCTGGTAACTCATCAGGGTTCATTATAAATGGGTCAAACCCTGTTCCCTCTTGTATAATAGATAAAACATCTTTTGCAGCCATTTGACCTTCAATCATTTCTTGGTACTTATTTCTTTTAGATTGAGATAAAGCATCTTGTGCATAAGCTTTTACTTTAAACAATCTGTCAGACATACCATTTACAACAATGTCTACAAATTTTGGAATAATAGGAACTGGAGTCCAGTCTAAATTAAGGTAAGATAAATCACCATCTACGGCTAATTCATTTTTATATTTTGCTATTGATTGTTCACCTCTTGCATACAGGCGTAATCTGTTAAAGTCCCTCCACTGACTATAGTATCTACATCCGTTAGAATCCTTACGAAACCATTCATATTGAATAGCCTGCCCTATTTGTAATCCAAACTCGTC